GAGCGCGAAGTTTCTGGCCTCAAAAAGAAGTACGGCGATTTTGATACGTCGGAGCTGTTTCGGCATGCTTTGACGAATCGGATTCCCAACCTGGATGCTGCTTTCACGCACATGAAGTACGGGGAAATGGCTGGCACGGCTGAGAAGCTCCAAAAGGACCAAGACATCACCGACGCTAAACGCGGCGCCATGAAAGTGGCGAGCGGTGGCAGTACCCAGTCGGGTGCTGTCGTGTCGGAGGGTTCCGAGGGGAAACCGTCTTCGTTGAGGGAAGCATTCGCTCTCGCTAAAAAACAACACGGCACCTAAACCTTTAAGGGGGTTTTATCATGGCAGCAGGAAACGCTAACTTTGACGAGATTCTCTCTACCACGCTTAAGAACTACATCCCGAAGCTGACAGACAACATCTTCAGCGCACGGCCGTTGTTCTACGCTTTGACGAATGGTCAGACCATTCGTCGAATCAGTGGTGGAGCGAACATCGTCGTACCGATTATTTACGGTACAAACTCAACCGCTGGTTCATACAGTGGAACCGACACTATTGACATCACTGCTCAGACAGGCATTTCAGCCGCTGAGTGGTCTTGGAAGCAGTACGCGGCCACTGTAACAATCAACGGCATGGAGGAAGCCAAGAACAACGGTGAAGCACAGATCATTGATCTGCTGGAAGGCAAGATTTTCCAGACGCAGGAAACCATTATCGAGAACATGAACACCATGTTGTTCGGTAACGGTACCGGTAACGGTGGCAAGGACTGGATGGGCCTCGCGGCTCTGGTTGGTCTAGGCAACGATGCTGGTGGTTCGTCACTCGGCGGCATTGATGCCACCGATGCGGACAACTCCTGGTGGCGTTCACAGGTGACCAATCAGGGTGCTGCGGCACTCACGGTCGCCTCGATGGCAACCTTGTACAACAACTGCTCGGTTGGTAACGATCAGCCGACAATCATCATCACGGGCCAGGCCCAGTACGAAGCTTATGAGGCTTTGCTGGACCAGAACATCCGTTACACGGATACTGACATGGCTGACGGTGGCTTCCAGAACCTTCTGTTCAAGGGCGCACCCGTAACCTTCGATGGTGTTCTCGCTGGTGAAGGCAAGCTTTACATGCTTAACACCAAATACTTGCAGTTGGTGGCCCATAGCGATGTCTGGTTCAAGCCGACACCGTTCGTGCGCCCAACCAATCAGGATGCGGTATTCTCGCAGTTGCTCTGCTACGGCGAGCTGACTACAAGTAACCGTGCCCGCCAGGGCTACATGTACGGCATCGTGCCGGCCTAGTAGTATGGGGCGAGAGTTCGCTTACGCTTACAAGTCAGGTGCCCGTGCATACGGGGAACCGGCTGGCGACCATTTTCGGGATTCTTCTCCACGGCCTCAAACCGTTGGGATGTCACGAAGTATCGCTCGGGTGAACCCGATGAGTAGTGAACCTGTCGTCCCAGAACCTGTCAAGTGCAGTTCTCTGACCCGTGATGGGGCGCCCTGCAAGGGGCGTCCTATCACAGGCAGCGAGCTGTGCGTTTTCCATCAGCCTAAGGGGTAGGCGTGGACATCTCGACCATGCGGTCGTATATCCGCTCGGTGGTGGATATTGATACGTCGGATATTTCCGACGATGTAATGAACCGCTTTCTCGGCGAAGCTTACGATGTGATTGTTTATTCGGAGAAGCGGTGGCCTTTCTTTGAGGCCACGACTTCGTTTGAGACCGTGGGGGCACAGAAGGATTACACGGTTGCTGTCGTTGGGGCGGCACTCACGAATGGGTTGCGTGAAATAGCGTCGCTCAGGACCGGCAACCAGGTTCTTGAATACATTGGTCGTGACGACGGTGATGTCATTTACCCACTGGATTCAAACACGACGGGGAACCCGTGGTATTGGTCTTTCTGGGCTGATTCGATTCGCCTCTACCCGACTCCTGGGTCTGGCGCCACAGTTCATGTTCGGGGCTACAAGGCTCCTGCGGCGTTTGGTGCCGGCGTGTCAGACAGCACTGAACCGTCGGATCTACCAACCCCGTTTCACATGGTTCTTGCTACTTACGGGATTGCCCGTGCATATGAGCAGCAGGAAGATCCGACAATGTCGGCGCAATACTTTTCGATCTTCAACCAGGAGCTGGATAATCTTCGTGCCCGTTACGAAGACATGCCTGCTGCACAACCGGTGAGGATCAATAGCCGGTCGGCTTCACGATGGATGTCGCAGTCGTATCTGCCTAGACGGTTGCGGTACGGTTGGGAACTGTAGGTGGCGTCCCCCTCTTGGAATCTTGAAGCCCTTGAGGCTTTCACGGGTGGATTGAATCTTCGTTCCGACCAGTTCAACCTGGGGGAGAACGAATCTCCTGATCTTCTCAATGTTCTTGTTGATCCGCGTGGCGGGATTCGTCAACGCGACGGTGTGGATCGTAGGAACACAACGGCGTTGAGTGCCGATATTCAAGGCATTTGGGCGTTGCACACCGATAGTGGCACTAATCAGGTCATGGTCAACTATGACACGAAGGTTGCCTACAGTTCGACCGCCAACTTTACTGATTTGACAGGGATTACGGCCCGTACAGCAGGGTCGCGCGTGTACGGCGTGACGATGAACAATGTTGCTTACGGCGTGTCTTACGACAAGGTGTGTTTCAGGTGGGATGGTTCCACCGCAGCGGATCTGGGGGTGACGTTCGGGTCGGGCGGCAACATGCCGCAAGCGCAGTACATAGCTGCATGGAATAACTTCACTTGGGTGGCGAATACTTACGAATCGGGGACAGGCCACAAGTACCGTTTGAGGTGGTCGAACGCCAACGATCCTGAAACGTGGACAGCAAGCGACTATGTCGACATCGACAAGGGTGATCACGGCGACTACATCACGGGGTTGTGCCCGATGGGTGACCGCTTGTTGGTGTTCAAGTCGAACAGTGTGCATGCCGTGTTTGGTTTCGATTCTGATTCTTTCCAGGTTGTGACGTTGAGTAACGATGTCGGATCTGTTCCGTTGTCGTCGCCGGTGGCGACACCGTTCGGGGTGTTTTTCTGGTACGCCGATCAGGGCGTCTACATGTACAACCGTGAAGGTTTTGTCTGGGTGTTCGACAAAATCTCGCCGGCTGTGGATGATGGACGCATTTCGTTTACGACGAATCCGCAGCTCGGGTGGGGAAACAACAAGCTGTACGTTTCGGTCGACTGGACTGATGCCGGTGTGACGACCCGTCGGACACTGATTTATGATCCGACGATTCCAGGTGGCGCCTGGATAACTACCGATATTGATGCTGCCGCCATGTATTCGTACCGGCCACCGAATGATTCTTCAACCGTTTATGGGGCGTGTGTCGCCAACACGGGGGTGCTGGTCGACGTTGAGGATGAACAGAACCGTTCTACGGACAGGTATGCGTCTTCTGCGGAAACACACATTTCGTCGTATTTCGTGACACGGTGGGTGTCGGGTAAGAACCCGATTTTGAAGAAGCGGTGGGGTCGGCCACGTTTGGTGACTTCAGCGGAGGCAACCATTGTGTTGCCGGTTTCGATTTACAAGGATTATGACAAGTCGGCTGCCACCGGCAGCTTCAACGTGAGCATTGCGGGGAAGACATCGACTTCGCTGTGGGATACCGCCAAATGGGATGACGGTGACGATACGTCGCCTTATTGGGCGGCGTGGGATGCGATCTCGCGTGATCTCACCGCTGTGGTACTGAATATGCCCACACTCGGGACAGCGAAGGCTGTAAGTGTGAAAGTAAGCGGACCAACTTCCAACAACCATTGGGAAATGAACGCTTTGGCTTTCGTCTACACGCCCAGGAGGCTGCGCTAGATGGCAACACTGGCCGTTACAAACTCGTTCTCTGCCGGCACCACGATTGTGGCTGCGGACATGAACCAAAACTTTGACGATGTCGAGGCGTTCGTCAACAGCACACCTGGTGTCATCCAGAAAGACATTGTTGACGCTAAGGGTGATCTGATTGCGGCGACGGCCGCTGATGCTGTTTCCCGTTTGGCTGTGGGCACCAATACTTATGTGTTGACTGCCGATTCGACGGAGGCGACGGGCCTGAAGTGGGCGTTGCCGACAACGGGTGACATAACGGGGATCACGACTGCGGCGAACAGCTCTCTGGCTGGCGGCGCAGTGAGCGGCAATGTGACGTTGACCGCTGATGTCAACAACAGCACGGTGGCTACAGCAACGACCGCCGATTACGTCCTGATCGCCGATACGAACGATTCCAACGCCACGAAGAAGGCGTTGATTTCGGATATTACGTCGGCGGCCCCCCAGGGGACGGTCACAGCGGTTACTGGGACAGCCCCGATTGTGTCGTCTGGTGGGACAACGCCCGCTATTTCAGTGACGACCAATGATGCACAGCTCATTTTGAACAACACCGTCTTCAACTAAGGAAAGATAATGGCAACATATTCCAAGCATGTTCTCAGCGGAACCCCTGCCGATGGCAGAAACGTCAAGGTTGCTGCTACGGCGACGGCGGGAACGCTGATTCATACGGCGATAGCGGGCACTTCGGATCTGGACGAAATCTGGTTGTATGCGTGCAACACGGATGCTGCGGACAAGAAACTCACCATCGAGTACGGCGGTGTCGCTTCACCTGATGATCTGACTGAGGTCACGATTACTGCTGAGGCAGGGTGGGTGCTGGTGTGCCCAGGGACGCTGTTGCAGAATGGCCTGATTGTCAGGGCGTTCGCTGAGTCAGCCAACGTCGTGATGATAAACGGGTACGTCAACCGTATTACTGCCTAGCACATGTTCCGTCAGGATCGCACCAACCCGTCTACCGCTGTATCTAACTGGCGGGGGCGGCATGACACCCCGAAGGCGTGGCCTTCGACGGCTGTGTCTTCTTGGTTGAATGGCGGCCTGTTCGGTGGTGCTGGTGGTGTTCTCGCTGCATATTTTGCTGGCGGGACCAACACGTCGTACGCCACCATCGCAACGATTGACAAGTTTGCTTTCGCCGACGATTCCCGAACGTCGCTGGCTATTGGTTTGTCAGCGGCGAACACCTACTTGGGGGGTGCCGCGAACTCTGGGACAGCGGTCTATTTCGCTGGTGGTAACACGGGTTCGTATGTCTCTACGGTTGACAAGGTTGCGTTTGGTGATGACAGCAGAACGACGTTGGCTACTGGCTTGTCAACGGCTGTCGAACGGTTGGCTGGTGCAGCCAACTCTGGTACAGCAGGATATTTCGCTGGTGGGACGTCACCGGCTATCTCTACGGTTGACAAGTTTGCTTTCTCGGATGACTCACGCACAACACTGGCTAGTGGCTTGTCGTCAGCACGCTACGGTATGGCTGGTGCGGCCAACTCTGGTACAGCTGCCTACTATGGAGGCGGTATATTTGTTGACACGGTTGACAAGTTTGCTTTCTCCGACGACTCGCGCACAACACTGGCTAGTGGCTTGTCGGCTGTAAGCGGCTATCTGGCTGGTTGCGCCAACTCGGGGACAGCAGCGTACATGGGAGGCGGCGTGGGGTCTGGAAACCTCACCACGGTTGACAAGTTTGCTTTCTCCGATGACTCGCGCACAACACTGGCTACTGGCTTGTCGCTAGCACGTTACAGTCTGGCTGCCGCAGCCGACTCTGGTACGGCAGGATATTTCGCTGGTGGTTGGTATAATCCGACCTCAGTTGGTCTTACAACAGTGGACAAGTTCGCGTTTAGCGATGACAGCCGCACCACGTTGGGAACTGGCTTGTCGGTCGGCAACTATGGTCTAACGGGTGCCGCGAACTCGGGGACACTGTAATGAACATCACCGACGCCATTGCAGAAGTGCAGCAGCCACGGTCCCGCTACCAGTTGATCCACTTCATCATCGGGCAGCACGACACGCCAGAGATGCGCTTCTACCAACTGTGCCTTGAGTTGCAGGACATGGGCCTGAAACTGCGCCTCGCTCAAATCGGCGTCCGCAAGGGTGAAATCGAGATCGCGCGCCTGTTGGAAACAGGCGACGAGTTGGACGCTCTGGAGGCTGAAGAAAAGGAAGTCGGCCTTGAGCAGACCCGCATTGTGATGCGCGGCGCTGAACGCGAAGTGGCAGTCCTGACGGACCTGTTCGATGAGTCGCAGAAGTTCACCCGTGACGAGATTGAACATGCCCAGCCTGAGTATTGGCAGAAACGCCTTACTAGGCAGACCAACCTTCAGATCATGGCGGGCGGGGTCCAATGGGCGCAGTTGGATTCCATGCGGCAGATTGGGTTGTTGGACGACATGGTTGAGGAACGGGAACGACAGTTGGTCGAACATGCCCAGATGGAGTTGACCGAATGATTTACCTGAAATGGAAACTGTCGACGGATGGTGTGTCGGGTACTGGCCCAGAGGGCGAGATAGACGACCGTGGAGGGCACGCTGAGGCAGGTTGGGCCGTTGATGATGACGGCTACCGCATCGGCTACCTGACCCAGACCGCCGCATTGACGGGTCTGGAAACGTGGGATGTCACGACTCAGACGGAAGCGCAGGCACTCACGTTCTGCCAGCAGTTCTATGAGGACGCGGAGGTGGGTGCTGACGGTCGCATTACGTCACCACCACCCCCAGAAGTTGAATAATGACCGACACCACCGATATCCGCCAAGTCAGAATCCCCACCGTCGCCGTCGGGCTAATGCTGTCCGTGGCCGTAATAGTCGGCACAGTCACATGGTCCTCAGCGCGCCTGGTGGCGCGCATCGACCATTTGGAAGCAACAGTGTCGTCCATCGAGTCCTCTATGGATATGCAGGCCTTTGCCCGCGTGGTGGATGTGACTGAGGATTTGGATGAGGTGTGGGCTGAGGTGGATGGCATCAACACGACTCTTGATGGTGTCATGGATTCGGTTGGTGTTCTGCTGATGCAGAACGAGCAATCCTTCTGGGAGGACTGATGCCTACAGTCGTGTACAAGCCGACGCACAAGTTTGTGGGACCAAACTCCCTATCTATTGAGTACGAACTTCGCAAAGTCCAAGAGAAGCTCGATGACCTCGAGACACGCGTAGCGGCCCTGGAGCCGTAGGAGAGACATGGCTATTAGACGAGCAGCCTCAGAAATGGGGAGAAAACTAGGTGACGAGTCGTTGACTGTCGCTGGTACAGCAATCGGGTTGGCGTCTATCGCCACGAATGCTGTTGCTGCAATGATCACGAACGGTGCTGAACCGATCAGGGTGAGGTGGGGTACCCCCACATCATCCGTTGGTCATTATTTAAATCCTTACAGCACGTTGGAGCTGGTGAATGACGACTTGAGTGTGGTCAAGTTCATTCGTATTAGTTCTAGTTCCACCATTTTCGTAACCTACTTTGGGGCGTAGACATGGGACTTAATCGGATTGCACAACGGGTTGTGGATCAGGTAGCGACTGGTGATATAACCGATGTGACCGCAGGGTCGGGTCTGGCGGGTGGCGGCAGCACGGGTGCCGTGACGTTGACTGTAGATACGGACGCTCTGGGCGACCTGATCGTTGGTACGGGGGCCGATACGGCAACGAAGTTGACGGCGGGAACAAACACTTATGTTCTTACTGCCGATTCGACTACCGCGAGTGGTCTGATTTGGTCGGCTCCTACCACGGGCGACATTACTGGTGTGACTGCGGGAACCGCTATTAGTGGCGGTGGTGCTTCTGGGACGGTGACTGTCAATGTGAATGTTGAGACTGGCACGCTGTTGCTGGCGGGTCAGGTGTTTGGCTGATGGCGACCATGGATCCAGGGCAGCGAGGTTTCGGCCAGCAGCAGCAGTACAACATTCCTGATTTGCCGTTCAAGGACATGCGCCGGCCACGCACAAATGCGGCGCAACAGTTCTTTGGACAGACCCCTGGTGGGAGGCCTGGTGGCTCGCGTTCCCCGTTTGCCGACCAGATGAAGCGGTTGTTTCCGCAGGGGCAGATGCCTCCCGAGTTGCTGGAAATGTTGATGGCGCAGCTCATGGGTGGTCAGGGTGGTGGGGCGCCTCAGCGGCCTCAGATGGGCGGCAGGCCACCGATGGGTGGCGGCAGGCCACCTCAGAGGCCACCGATGGGTGGCGGCAGGCCACCGATGGGACGGCCACCGATGGGAGGCCCCCAGCAGGGCGGTCAGCGTCCTCCGATGGGTGGCGGCAGGCCACCCGTGATAAAGATCGAAGACCTTGTACGGGCCTTGAGCGGTGGCGGCGGCCAACGGCCGGCGCCTCAGGCCAACATGCCCGTTCCTCAAGCACGCAGGTAGCAGATGGCGGTCAACTATGCGATGACGGGCAGGTCTGAAGACCCGTATCCGACGCGTGCCAACACGATGTCCGCCACCTATGGGGGGCTGGCCGGTCAGGCATCGCCTTCGTTTGGTAACGCTGCGACACCGCAGTTCGGGTCGAACACGGCGGGTCAGCGTTTCGGCGATTTGCAGTCGGCGTTGGGCAACATCGGTTATCAGCGCAGCGGTGTTCAGCGTGAACGTGCGACAACGCTTGACGATCTGGGTCGCCAGTTTCAGCAGACCCGTCGGCCGATCCCAGGACAGTTCAACCGTAGGGGAATGCTCGATTCGGGCCAGTATCAGCGAGCTGTGGGCCGCACTTATGAGGATGAGTTGCGTCAGGCTGGTCGTTACGAGTTGGGCGTGCAGGAGGCCCTGAACGCCCTTGCGGCACAGCAGTTGGGGGCAGAGCAGCAGTATTCCAGGGGGCGCCTACAGGATGCGTTGAATGCAGCGCAGGGTACGGCGCAGCAGATGGCGACGATCCCGCAGGGGGCGTTCCCTGCGTTGGGTTCGATGCCGACGGCGGGGTCGGCAATGGGGATTCCGACTTTGCCGAACATGCCTCCGCCGCCGGTTGTGGCCCAGCCAGCGGCAGCACCAGCACCAGCGGCGGTGGCTCCTCCGCAGCCGCCGCCGGCTCCGCCCGAGGCAGTACCCAATCTGGCGTTCATGGCGCAGGCTCAGGCGCAGCAGGAGGCTGCGGTTGCCGCGATGCGGGCAGAGCAGCAGGCCCGACAGACCGCTGCGATGGGCACACCAGCGGCGCGTGAGTATTTCTTCCCCGAGCAGAGCGGTTTCGGTGCGACTTCTATTGCACCGAGCGTTATGAACCCTGAGGGTTACGCCTCGCACATGATCAGTGTCCCGTGGGGGACCACTGGTGGCCCGAACGATCCAGCGTTCCAGGTGTTGATGGCTGACGCAGCGCAACGCATGGTCGAGAACATGGTTTACGACCCGAGTGGTTCTCAGGGGCAGGGTGGTTACACGATGCAGCCTGGGGCGCGGGCGCGTATCGCTGAGCAGATCAGGCAGGCCAACAACTAATGGGCTTCGGCGACAATCTTTCAGATTCTGAACAAGATCGTGAAGAGCTTTGGCAGGAGAACCCTGTCTGGGGCGACGTAAGTAACCAGTTCGGCGTTCCTTACGATATCGGTAGTCAAATCCGTAGTGTCCCTGGCAACGTGTGGGGTGGCATTAAGGCTGCCGTCGATGCTCCTCGCAACTTTGGAGCTGGGCCGCTACGGGATTTCCTTCAGGGTGCCGCTACAGGGTTCCCTGATCAGACTCCGACGCCAGGGTTTGACCAGTTGACGGCTTCCGAAATGGACCGCGAGTGGGCACCAACCATGGCTCCTGGCGCGTGGACGCGCGCAGCGACGCCTGGATACGGGGCGGGGCGGTCCCAGGATGAGTTGGCTGCCATGGTTGCGGCTCTGCAAAGCCAGCAAGCAACATTGGGTGATCCCAATGGTGGTTGGTGGGATCGAATGCAGGATCGGGTTTACAACTTTGGCGCCGACGTAGTCGGATCCGACGCCGTTGGGGCTTTGGGGGATGCTGCCGGTTGGGTGGGCGAGCAGGGCCAGAGGGGCCTGGAGGGAGCATCCGATGCGTGGGGGAACATCCGCGAGGGGGATCTCAGTGAAGCCGTCGGCGATCTTCTCGGCGGCTACTACGACGTAAACCGCAACCTGTTCACGGATGTGACTGCTCCTGCTCTTGGTTATCTGGGGCAGGAGTTTGGTCAGATGGCTGGCGATCTCGGCGACAACATTTACAGCAACTGGGGCCTTGAGCAGCTTCTCGGCGCGGCGGGTGGATTCGCTCAGGATCTTCCAGGGTACGGCATGGATGCTTTGGGTTATCTCGGCGGGCAGGCCGCCGATCTGGGTCAGGCAGGTTGGGGGCAACTGGACGCGTTGGGGAACCAGATGATGGACTTCACCACCGAGCAGGCTATTCCGTATTTCCAGCAGGACTTTGCCGGCGATGTCCAGAACCTTTACGGTGATGTCAAGGAATGGGCTGTTGATGATGCTTGGGGTGAGGCTATTCAGCCGTTCTATGAGAACGTGCTGAAGCCTGCCGGTCTCGACATTGCAGACTGGGCTGTCGATGACGTTTACAGGGACATCATTACTCCGTTGTATGAGAACTATTTGAAGCCGGCAGGTTTGGAGATCGCCGATTTCACCAGCGAAGAAGCATGGCCGTGGATGAGGGATGTGGCGATTCCTTATCTTGAAAACAATCTGGGTGATGACATCAGCGATATTCTTGAAGCTGTCCCAGCGTTTATTCGTGGTGTCGCCCCTGAGGGGTCAAGGGTGGACGACTGGCTGGAAGGCGGTGTGGGCGCTGCGGGTGCAGCAATGGACTGGGCGCAAGGCGTTCCAGGTCAGGTTGGGGAGTTTGGTGGCCGTGTCACCGATTACTTGTTTGATCCGTCGAAGCCGGCATGGAGCCAGGGCGCCGAGGGCGGCGATGTCGGCGGTACTGATGCTGCGGTGGCGCAAGCTGTCGCTGAC